TTTAAATCCCAGCAGTTTAGCCAAGGGTAATCCATCGTTGTTGCGTTGAATAATTTGATGGGTACTTGCAACCAATGTGGATTGACTTCAGGCCGATACATAACCCTTTTAACGTAATCAACAACAGCTTGCCACTCAGCTTCTTGATCAAGCATCATCACTGTAAGGGGTAATTTGCCCTCTTTTTCAGCAACAAGTAGTGCCATTTCGAGCGTTACGGTGCTGTCTTTGCCTCCACTAAAGCTGACTACCACTTCATCAAACTCTCTGAACAAGAAAGTAATTCTTTCTACAGCTTGGTCAAATACGTTATCTCTCAGAAAAATTTTCATACTTTTTTCATTTGAGCAGACATAACAGTAATGCACTTTCCATCGTAATCAGATGCTACAAAACGCTTACCACCACCTTCTAAAAAGTTTTTTACGCAAGCTCCATATCCGCAAGTAAAATCTCCAAGGCACTTAAACTTTGATCCAAGGTGCTGGCAAATAACTTCAGTGTTGTCTGTTAATCCTGTATACGTGTCTCTCCATATTGCAACCATCGCACCATTGCCGTTTAAAATAGTTTCAATAATCTGATTTGGCTTTGGTAATTTGTTGAGCATTTGTTGACCTAGCAAAAGATAGACAGGCTTTTCCGTGCCTGTAATTATTTTGGATATTGAATTTGCTAAATCATTATAAGATGCATGATCTACGCCAGCCCTTTTATTAAAAATTTTAAATCCATGAGGCCAAGGTGGTTCCGCATACAAAACATCACATTCATCAAACTGTTCTGGCAATCCATCAGCTATTATATCGTTTTGCATCATCATGCCTTTGGGGTGAACAGCCGTTTTTGTTTCAGATACGTTGCTATAAGTAATTGATCCTTTTGCAAGAGCGGTATGATAAATTTTTTTCATAAACCTAAATCCTTATCTAAAAAAGTAAAAGATTGCCTGTTTGTACTTGCTCTTCTAGGGTCTATCATTGATTTGCCAACCCTATGGTCGACTAAACTTGGACAATGTATCCAGTATTTTATTCTTGCTTTGTTTAAATAATCAGCAACCATTGAATCTAAAGGGTGTGATTTGTGTGTAATGTTGTCGTACTTTTTGCTAAACGCCAAAATGCCGCGTGACATCTTTTCAGGAAAGTAAGTGCATTGTGCCATCAAGTATGATCTTCCAGAATCCCACCTACTTCCTTCTGTCAAGTCAGCTTTCCTCATGCTAAAAAACTGAATTACTGAACTTGGCTTATCAAATACAACTGCTTTGAGTTTCTCCTCAAAATTATTAGTTATCCAAATATCATCTTCTAAATTTACAACAGCATCATTGCCAGCCATTTCAAGAGATTTAATCCAATTTTGCATTGCCCCACCAACATCATCAAAACAAATCTCTACCGATGGGATGCACTTTTTAACATAATCAGCATAATGCTCTCTTCCAGCGCAAGTCCTTAAAATATATCTCACAACACTTTCCGATTTATTATTACTGCATCATTCGGGTTTTTATCCATTACCCAATATTTATATCCGTTATAGTTAAAACAAACATAAGGCCAACCACGAAACATCTCGGTTTTTCCAAACTCTCTTATCTTATGAGCGCACTTAATAAACAATGTTGGATCGTCCCAATCTTTCTTTCTTGTATAAAAATGAGGATTTTTAGGCATTGTTTTGGCAAATATCCAATCATGCTTTTCTAGCACTTGAGATAATGCTTTGACTTGAACTTCTGGACTAAATGCCATCAAAAGTAAACGTCTCAGCACAATACGGACACATAACCTCCGTCCCTCTTGCTGAACGATCTCCAGTAAGCCTATCCATGTTATCTGACATTGCTGTTTCGGCTTTACTTATATCTCCTTCATTAACATCTGTAAATGAGGTGGTCGGCTGTAGGTTTGGCTCAAAATCTAAAGAAATACTTTCATCAAAACCTATCAGACTTAAATCAAACCCAGAATTATTTATCTCTTTTAGCTCTGCAAAATATAAAGAGCTATCCCATTCACTACCCTCAGAAAGTTTGTTATCAGCAATAACGTAAGCTTTTTTCTGAGCATCAGACCAACCTGTAGCAGTGATGCATGGGACTGTTTCCATGTTTAAAGATTTAGCCGCAAACAATCGACCATGCCCTGCTAAGACAACCTCTTTTTCATCAATCAAGATTGGAACGGTAAATCCCCACTCTCTGATGCTATTTGCAAGCTGAATTATCTGCTCACTGCTATGAATGTTTGGATTTCTATCGTAAGGAATTAACTCGTTGACAGGCATTTGCTTTACATCTTTGGCATGAATTGTAGTCATCTGACACTCACTTTTTAAGTCTAAAACTCATTGTACATCATGCGCTTTAAGCTGAAAAGCCCATAAAGAATAAAAAAAAGTACGATTTGTGCAAATAAATGTTTGCATTTGGAAACATCATGTGCGACTATAGCTTTGTTGAATAAATAACTAACTTAATAAAAGGTGCTTGAAAATGTTGAATTTACCAAAAATTAGCAATAAGAAGTTCGGAATTGAAGTTGAGTTTGTAGGCGCTTGCCCTCGGCAGGTTGCTAGAGTTATTAATGAGGTAGAGGGTGTTGAGTGTTCATTTGCTGGTTATACTCACCTTACCACTAGCTACTGGAAGGTAGTTTCTGATGCCTCGCTTAACAGCGTTCGTGGTTATGCTGGAGAATTGGTTAGCCCAATTTTGCAAGGCACTGAGGGTGTCACCGAATTGTTCAAAGTTCTTGAGGCTCTTAATTCTGTGGAGGGTGTAACAGTAAACCGTAGCTGTGGTTTACACGTTCACCTAGATTGTCGGGAAATGAACATAAACGAAATTAAAACTGTATTTTCTCGTTACGAGCAATACGAGGAGCAAATTGATCTCTGTATGCCTCGCTCACGCAGGGGCAACCCTCGCTGGTGTGCTGGCACTAGCATGGTTAAGAATAGTGTTAAACGTGCTACCACTAAGCCAAGCGCGGCTAGAGCGGCTGGGCGTTACTACAAAGTAAACCTAACTAACATCCACACTCGCGGCTCTATGGAGTTTCGTCAGCACAGCGGAACCACTGAGTTCAAGAAAATTGTCAACTGGCTCTCGTTCCTCATGCAGTTTGTTGAGAGCAGTATTGAGATGGCCGCAAGTTCACGCGCAAAACGCCCACCTGCAAACCGTGCTTATTCTCAAATTAGAAATGCTGTTGAAAATGCTGGAGGCTCTATGCTTTGGAATAGAACGAGCCAAGCTTGGAATATTTCCATAGGAGAAAATGCCCAGCTTATAACAAACTCAGAGCTTAATGAGTATCACACTGGAGAGCTTCTTACTGAGGCAATGGCTAACAATTTTCTTGAGCGGTTCAATTGCTATGTTATACCTAACCTTCAGCGCCCACAGGCCACAGCAAACACTGCTGAAGATACAGGCATTTACCACGGCATTACTAACCAAATCCAAGATTACCTTGCAGAGCGCCAAGATGAGTTGGCATAAACAAATTACTAAACCAAAAGGAAACATCAAGATGAACGTAATAACTGAATACTTATATGGAGCTTATGGATCAAACCTTAACAAAGATCAAATGAGCTTCCGATGCCCTAATGCAAAAGCTGTTACTAGCTATGAGCTAAAGGGACACGCTCTAAAGTTTAGAGGAGTTGCTGATGTAGAAGAGGCATCAAGCACCGATTCAGTACCCTTGGGATTGTGGGAGATAACAGATGAGTGCGAAAAAAGCTTGGACAGATATGAGGGATTCCCTAACCTGTACACCAAAAGGTTTATCACAACTAAGCATGGATTGGTTATGATTTATGTTATGGTGGAGCAACACACTGTATGCCCTCCTAACAGCGGATACCTTAATGGTATAGCAGTAGGTTACTTTGACTTTAAACTGGATAACACCCTGCTTAAAAACGCTCTAACACATAGCTACTCGCACCAGAACAACCTGCAACGATGGAGGCCAAGACAGCTGTAATTCAGCAAGCCCTCACTCTTATGGATTGGGGGCTTTATTTTAGATTCCTTAACGTGACCTGTTTAGACCTTTCTGTTTCCCAAGTAGCCTCTGATATTCGTAATATTCTTTTAGCAGTTTCAGCTTTGACTCCAAGCGTTTGCACATCCAGATACCGTTGCTCCCAATCTTGATGCGTTCTTACCAATCCCTCTGCCATAACTCCAGATGCTTTGTTTCTCATGTGCGCCATCTTGATAGCCGCTTCCCATGCTTTGAAGCTGGCCTCTGTTTCTGCTAACTGCAAAGATGCCTGTTCATAATTGGATATTGCTTGCGACCATATTTCTAAACACTGGTCCACTGGGTCAGACAGGTTTTTTGACTCTGCAATCCGTTGCTGGTCTAAAAGATGAGATGCTCCCCTCATAGTATTTTCCATGAAATTTTGTTTATCAGTCATTGCTTACTCCTGTTAATTAAAAGTTTTATATCTTCTACCACCGCAAAGCTTATCTGATTGGTTGTATAACGAAGAACCTTCCATCCATCTAACAGCGCGGTATTATATTTTATTAGGTCAGCAGAATATCCTGACCCCCTTGTATGTCTGCCCTGTGAATAGACTCCACCTTCTACCTCAACCGCTATTTTCGTCAGGTTTGGAAAGTCACCAATCGCAAAATCAAATCGCCACTTGCGAACTGGATGGAACCTGTACTCTCTGTGGAATGGTATTTTGTGATGTTTAAGCAACAAAACAAGCCCTTCCTCGCCTTTTGATTTAACCACCCTTGTAACTACCTTCCATAACTGTAACTCTCGTTAGGAGGCTCTACAAACGTCCTACTAGCGCTATCAAAATTAAATGTTGCTTCTCCAATCTGACCGTACATTCCCTGCTCACGAATTTTTCTTGTAATGACCTGTATGCTGTTATTGTCAAAATCTCTATGCACCACCACCACCGCATCAGCTTGGTTGTGCCAATGAGCCGCGCCACTTATATCATAAGCGCTAGGAGCTTGGTATCCGTTGTTCTCTTTCTGCAATTTTGTTGGATGTGCAACAACCCACGTTGTAATGTCGTGCATCTTGCAAAACCTTTTACACTTGCTTATGAAATCTCTTATATGCTCATCTTCCCTATAGCTACCCTTGCGGCTGGCATCAACCTCATTGTAAGGATCAATAACAATACCATTACATCCATACTTCTGAATGCTTACCTTTGCAAGCTCAAGAATTTTATCAATGTTCGGGATATGCTCTCTGGTTTCTATAAAGTAAAAATGCTTTTGTATCCACCTCATACCCTCGGTTGCCTCTTCCTCAGACATCCTACCATTGAAGCCTTGATCAAAAGGTTTGCCAGTGAACATTTGCAATAAGCGCCTAATATGCATTTTTGTGGAATGCTCTGGAGAGAACATCACAAACTTCCAATCATGCTTGAGGCCAAGCTGGATAAGGCACTGATCTAAGAATGTACTCTTGCCGTGATTCGGTATGCCCGTCCAGACATGAAACGTACCCTTCATCACCTTATAAATTTTATCAAGGTTATGGTATCCAATATTTACAGGTT